CACCACCTGTTATTGATACACCACCTATACCGCCTGTTATTGATACACCACCGATTGTCATTGACACACCGCCCGTAATTGATGAGCCGCCAGTTATTACAACGCCACCACCATCTCCGCCTGTAACTCCGACTCCAACTCCGACTCCAACTCCTGTTGTGCCAACGCCAACTCCTGTAGTGCCTACACCTACTCCAACTCCTACACCTACTCCAACCCCTACACCAACGCCAACTCCTACACCAACGCCAACGCCCACTCCAACTCCAACTGGCACAGGTGATACTGGAACGGGCGATACTGATGACGGCACAACCGATGATGTCGGTGTCGGCATTGGCGATACTGTTGGCATAGGAACGGGCGCGGGAGTTCTCGATGGAGACAGCACACCTTTTGTGCCAGTCGATTACAATCCATTCACTATACAAAACCCCGTCTTTGAGCCGAGAGATTTTATTGCACCAGGCGTTTCATATTCGCCAGAAGTGCCAGAGGGTTATACGGTGTTTGACGATGTGTATACGCCTTATGTTTACGACCCACCCCCTGTGCAACAAATGAGTGGGCCACCATTGATATATGATCCATTCGCGCCTTTGCCTTCAATGGCTGAATCGATTACTTCATTGCCACAAATGCCAAACGGTTATCAACCATTGAGTCTTGGCGGAATACAGTCAATCATTAATAAAATAGGAAACACATGAGTACACGAGAAGAAGTCCTCGAATCCAACGAGGCAGAATTAATCCTTAATTCAGACGTTTTTAAAAAAGCAATCGAACAACTGCACGATGAATACATCCAGCTTTGGGTGCAATCCGATCAAGACGACAAAGCGTTTAGAGAATCAATGCACACTGCCGTCAAGCTGTTGCCTGAGATAGAAAAACATCTGCGAATCATTGTTGAGAAAGGAAAAATTACACAAACCAATTTGAGAAGAATCCGAAAAGTCATGGCTTAGTATTGATTTACAAATACCAAAGGGTAGTTTAGAATCAATCTAATTATCAATAATTTTCAAGGATAATATTATGGCCAACACGGTTCAACCTAAACCATTGGAATTACAAACAAGTATGGAAGAGGCTGTGACCTCATTTGAGCAATACCTAGAACCTGAAGAGGAAAAACTAGAAGAGGCACAAGTAGAATCACAAGCCGATGAAACTGTTGAAGAAGAAATTGTCGAGGAAGAAGAACTCCAAGCCGATGACTTTGAAGAAACAGAAGAAACAGAAACTCTTGACGATGAACAAGATGAGATAGAGGAACAAAATGAACCTCAACTTTATGCCGTTAAAGTAAACGGCGAAGATGTTGAAGTCACCATTGACGAACTTCAAAGCTCGTATTCTAGACAAGCAGATTACACTCGAAAGACTCAAGAACTCGCTCAACAGCGTAAGACTGTTGAAGAACAACAAAGCGAGGTTGCAAAAAACGAGGCGATTTATAAGGAACTGCTGCCCAAAATGGAAGCTGCATTAAGCGAAAGTTTGGGTACTGAGCCTGACTGGGAAACTTTGTATTCTAACGATCCCATTGGGTATGTCCGAGAACGCGATTTATGGAATGAAAAACAACAGAAATTGCAAGCCGTACAAGCTGAACAAACGAGACTTCAAGAAGAAGAACAAGTGAAACAGCAAGAGCAGATACAAAAGTATATGCAATATGGCGAAAAGCAAATTCTTAATCATGTTCCTGAGTGGAAGGATAAAACCATCCAACAAGAAGAAAAATTGGCGATTCGAGATCATGCAATCAATGATTTGGGATTTACAGCAGAGGAAATCAACCAAGTGTATGATTACCGCCTGTTGATGGGGTTAAGAAATAGCTGGATGCAAAACAAAACGCAAAAAGCTGTGAAGAAAAAACCCACTCAGAAGGCATCTGCTAGAAACAGAGTTGCAAAACCTGGTTCAGTCTCTCGTAAAAAAACCAGCACTCCTTTAAAGAAATCGAAAGCACGATTAGCCAAATCTGGGAAAGTCCAAGATGCGGCGAAAGTATTTGAACAATTAATTTAACTTTTAATTTCTAGGCAACTAGAAGGAGTATTAGCATGGCCAAAGTGACCAATGCTTAGTATCTTGAGCATTTAAAACACCGTGAATTGCTGGGAAGCCCTAACGGATAAGACGAGGGTAATCAGCAGCCAAGACAAGCAGAAATGTTTGTAAGGTTCAGAGACTAGGTTATGGAGTCCTAACGAATAAGACGAGGATGGTAAAAGCCCAAGAGCGCGGTGCAACTCTTAGAGTTGATGATATAGTCCAATCTTATAAGAAACTATAAGAAGTCATCCATAAACAGTTTGACGATAATAATAATGTCGATACCTATACTGCTACTGCTGACAGAGAGGCTTTGAGTGATCTGATCTATAACATTTCACCAATGTCAACTCCTGTCATGTCAGCTATTGGCCGTAATTCGGTAAAGAATGTACAATTTGATTGGCAAACTGAAGCATTACCCTCAGCATCCGCTACTGGACAGCTAGAGGGTTTTGAGCTTTCAAGAACAGCAGCGACCGCTACTGTAAGAGAAAGCAACATTTGTCAAATCTCAAGCAGAGATGCAACTGTGACAGGTTCACAGCAAGCATCAGACCCCGCTGGTAAGAAATCAGAAATGGCTCACCAACTCGCAATCATGGCAAAAGCCCTGAAACGCGACATGGAGAAAACCATTTGTGGAAACACTGCCAAAAACGCGGGCAACGCAACCACAGCAAGGCAAACGGGTGGCTTTGAAACTTGGATTGAAACCAATGTTTCCAGAGGCACAAACGGGGCTGGTGCTGGTAATGGTGCTGCACCTACAGATGGCACACAAAGAGCGTTCACAGAAACCATTTTGAAAGACGTACAACAACTTTGTTTTGACAACGGCGGCGAACCAACTATGTTGGTTGTCGGTTCTCACGTCAAAGGCGTTGTGTCTGGTTTCACTGGACGAGCTTCTGCTAGGCAAATGATCGATGCAACAGCGATCGAAGCTAGCGTGAGTGTGTATTCTGGAGACTTTGGTGAGTTGAAGGTAATGCCTTCTAACTTCAGCAGAGGCAGAACAGCACTGTTCATCGATCCTGATTTTGCAAAAGTTTCATATCTCAGAGATTTTGAAACTGTTGACATTTCAACAATCGGTGATGCTCAAACTAAAATGTTGATAGTCGAGTACGGACTAGAGTGTTCTAATGAGAAAGCTCATGGTCTAGCTGCTGACTTATCTACATCGTAAGTGAGTAATTTAGTGGGGTGAGCAATCGCCCCACTATTTAAAAATGGCAAAAATAACAACATTGGAAATAAAATCAGGCGGTCTCGTCAATCAATTTGCAACCGAGGGCGATAACTTTGTTTATCAAACCAAGCAAGACGTGAGACCGATCATTGAGCATTGCAAGGTTTTAAGTGAGCAAACACCAGGTAAAGAAATGCGCCACGTTGCCGAGATTCCAATGGTTGTTTATCAGAAAGCTATGAGAGAGGGCTGGATCAACGATAAGGCTAAAATGAAGCGTTGGCTGAATGATCCTGACAACAAAGCGTTTCGCACTTGGCAAGGGAAAATATGACATACAGTGAATTAAAAACAGCAGTTGCAAATTATCTGAATCGCAGTGATTTAGATTCAATGATGGACACCTTCATCATACAAACCGAGGCAGAGCTGAATCGAAAGCTCAGAACAAAAGACATGGTTAAACGTGCAACCGCGACTGCCGATGCCCAATATTTAACATTACCGACAGACTGGTTAGAGGCCATCAATGTCGAAATCACAGCAAACAATTTCAGTCCATTGATGCAAATGAGCATTGAGTCTTTGGATGTTTACCGCAAAAAGAACAACAACAGCACGGGTCAACCCGTTTACTACGCCCTAGTTGATGACACCATGGAATTATGTCCTACACCTGACGGCTCATATACGCTACAATTAACCTACTACTCAAAAATTTCAGCACTGAGCAGCAGCAATACTTCAAACTTTGTCTCAACAAGCTATCCCGATGTTTATCTCTATGGGTGTTTACGCACTGCATCGATTTATCTTATGGAAGATGATCGCGCAGCGGGTTTCACCAATTTATTTGATAAGGCATTGGAAGAAATGAGGATGGAACAAGAACGTGCCGCCTTCGGCAAAGGATCAATGATTCCGAGGCGAAGAACTTACGGCAGAACCCAAAAACAAGTTGTTTATTGGGGCAATAATTAAATTTAATTAGAGGAAATAACAATGGCTGGTTTTACAGACTATTTAGAAGATAAAGTTTTGGATCATGTATTCGGGGGCAGTGCTTATTCAGCACCTGGCACGCTTTATGTTGGATTATTCACAGCAGCACCATCTGATACGGGTGGCGGCACAGAGGTTTCTGGCGGTTCTTATGCTAGGAAAAGTATGGCTGCAATGACCGTTTCAGGCACCTCACCTACTACTGCGACCAATGGGGCAGCCGTTGAGTTTGTGACTGCAACGGGTTCTTGGGGAACCATAACTCATGTGGGTATCTTTGACGCATCATCGAGTGGAAACTTAATGGCTTGGGCTGCGTTATCTGCATCAAAAGTTGTAGCTAGTGGTGATGTCATTCGTTTTGATGCTGGCGATCTTGACGTAACATTGGCGTAACCTCATGGCCAGCGTTGGCTATGGTTTATATACCTATGGTAAGTCAAATTATGGCTCACCACAGTATGAGTTTGCGGCTGCAATCATCACGCAGACTTCAGGGCTTGATGCAACCGCCAAGCTCGACATCATTGTTTCAGCCACCAGTTCACAAACATCTGGATTCAGCTCTGCTGCGATAATAGTACATCCAATATCTGCAACGATCGCACAAACCAGCAGCGTTGTTGCAACAGCAGAGGTGGTCAAGCCAATATCGGCTACCATTACACAAACATCAGGATTTGATGCCACAGCCAGGCAGATTGATAGAGCGCAAGCAAGCATAGATCAAACTTCTGCCATGACAGGTGCAGTTGTTCTTGTCAAACCAGTCACATCCACCATAGCCCAGACATCGGCTATGGCTGGCACAGCAACCATTGTGCTTGATGCCATTGCATCGATGGATCAAACATCGGCGATGACAGGAAGTGCGGTCAGAATTGCGCTTGGAACGGCCAGAATGGATCAAACCAGTGGCTTTAGTGCTGTTGCAGAAATGGTGGTCAGTGCAGTAAGCACCATTGCAGAGACAAGCGGCATGGAAGCAACAGGCGGAATACGCTTCTATGTTTCAGCCGTATCTTCTCAAACATCTAGTTTTTCTGCGATAGGTGGTCTAAAATGGGAAGATCAAACTGTGACGACAACATCTTATACAGATCAAACAGTCGCCACGACAACATGGACTGAACAGTCTCCTGATTCAACAACCTGGAACGAAGCAGCTTAACGGCTGTTCATTTATATATTTAAAAACATAGGTAATTAGGATATGGCCGATACAACCACAACAAATTTATCACTAACTAAACCAGAGGTGGGTGCGAGTACAGATTCGTGGGGTACAAAATTGAATTCTGACCTCGATAGCATTGATGCAATCTTCAGTGCCACTGGCACAAGCGTTGCGATGAACATCGATGGCGCAAACATAGATTCAAGCCCGATTGGGGCGAATACTGCATCGACTGGTGCGTTTACTTCACTTTCTGCGACTTTGGCATCTACGATTACAACAGCAGACAACACCGATACGCTTTCACTTATATCTACGGATGCAGATGCAGCAGCTGGCCCAAATCTTAGAATGTATCGAAACTCAGGATCACCAGCAGATGGAGACATGTTGGGTGCTATTGAGTATGAAGGTCGAAACGACAACTCGCAAGATGTCGTATATGCAGAGCTTTTTGCTGAAACTTACGATGTTTCAGATGGCACAGAAGATGGTCGATTCTTTATAAAAACAATGGTTGGCGGAAGTTCTACCCATAGAATGTATATGAATTTCAATGAAACTAATTTCAATGAAGGTGGCGCAGACATAGATTTCCGTGTTGAAAGCAACGGCAATGCCAATATGCTTTTTGTTGATGGTGGAGAAGATAGAGTTGGAATTGGTACTGCAACTCCAGCAAAACTACTAAGTCTCTCAGAAACAGCAGATGGAACTAAGCTCAGAATAACCAGAGGTGGGCTTTGTGAATGGGATTTTTCCATTGGAAGTACATCTACATTGACTGGTGTGGGTTCTGGTGCTTTAGAGCTTCTTCCGCAAAATGCTGGTACAACTAATGAATTTGCAATAGGCACGGCTGGTTCAACTGCACCTTTATTTCACTTAACAAATTCTCAAAATTATTTTGCGAAAAAGGTTGGAATCGGTACTGCGAGTCCAGCAAAAGAATTAGAAGTTGCTGTGACAGGTGCTAACCAAGCATCTACTGTAAGAATACAAGGCACAGATGGAAACTCTGATGGACATCCGTTGGATTTGAAAATGGATGGCGCTACAGATTCCTTTTCTATTTTAATTGGACAAGGTGGTGGCGCAACTCCTGATGTAGTTTTATTTAATGGAAATAGGAATGGAAAAGTTGGAATCGGCACCGCAAGTCCAGCAGAAATTCTAACTCTAGTCGCCTCATCAGGCGATTGTAATCTCAGAATGGAAGGTTCAGCAGTCAGAATCAAAAAGTCAGGCGTAGATTGGCTTTCTTATGATGGTTCAAACCTTAAAATGTCTACAGGCAATAATGAGCGAGCAAGGTTTGATTCATCGGGCAATTTTATAATTAACGGCACTTCTGCTGAAGTTGCTGGCTCTTGCACATGGACAATAGGATCAAGAAACCCTGTCCAATGTTTTAATGCAAGTGCTTATTCAGTAAATATGGAGTTTATGACTTTTAGAAATCAAGGAACTCAAATAGGCTCTATCACAGCCAGTTCTGCTAGTGCAACTTCATACAACACATCATCAGATTACAGATTAAAAGATGTCAAAGGCTCTATTCAAAATGGATTAGAGAGAACACTAGCTTTAAACCCTGTTGAATTTACATGGAAATCAGATGGAACAATCTCAGAGGGCTTTATCGCACATGAGGCTCAAGAAATCTTTGCTGATGCAGTCACTGGCGAAAAAGATGGTGAAGAAATGCAAGGCATGGATTATGGAAGAATTACACCACTGCTGGTCAAAGCAATACAAGAACTCTCAGCAGAAGTTGAGCAATTAAAAAAACAAGCACACGATAAGTGCGATAACTAAAAGAGGAAAATTAAATGGCAAATACTTACGCATGGGATTGTAAAACAGTTGACTGCTACCCGACTAAGGATTCAAAATCTGATGTCGTTTATAATGTTCACTGGCGTTTAAATGCGACCAGCGATCAAAACGATCCAGAGGGGAACCCTTATGCTGCTAGTTTCTATGGTACTCAAGGAGTATCGACCGATGATTTATCAAATTTCAAACCTTTCGCTGATCTAACCAATGCAATTGTCACGGGTTGGGTTGAAACAGCAATGGGCGCAGATGAAGTGGCTTCTTTGAAATCGGGTTTGGATGCAAACATTGTTGATCAAATTACTCCTACGACTGAGACTAAAACAGTAGGCGGTTAGAAATGGCCCTTATTTCCGTCACTCCCCCACCAGGTGTGGTCACTACTGGTACTGAGTATTCTGCAAAAGGAAGATGGATCGACTCAAACCTGATTCGTT